CACGATTAAACACAGTTGATAAGGTTCTTAAATTAGTGCGCTTGCTGGCTACATTGCCAACCGCTTCATTATGGTCATCAACTTTCTTCTGTAAACCCTTACGCACAGCGCCAGTGATAGCCCTTAAACCACGATCTTCTTTTTCTAACCTATCACGAATACGTTTAGACCAAGCATAACCAGCATCACCGCCCCATAGAGCCCATGCAATGCGTCCATTTGACGGATAACCATCTTCACCTTGGCTAAAACCTTCAGCTTGCTTGTCAATCTCATGGCGACTGAAAAACGAATACATACGTTTTACCGTATCTTCAGAAAGCTCTTTATCATTCACAATGTCTCTAGCTCTAGCAATGCCCACAGCAGTGCCACCACGCCCGAACTCACGCCGCCACTCAAGACCGCGCTCCGCTTCCGCTTTCATAGCTGCTGTGGGTTTATAAGTCGCCATCAGACACCTCTGGCTCTGCTGGTGATTTCATTCCAAATGGTTCAAATGCCAGAGAAAGACCATATCTTTCAGCCATTTGCTTGTCGGATTGAATTTGACTGAATAATTCCTCAACATCGCGCCCATAATTTGCCGCAATATCATTCATGCTAACTATGCCGTTTGAAAGTGCAGTAACATGAGCGTTTATTTCCCTCTGAGGATCAACCCAAGCAAATCCACGACCTCTGAAGTGGATATTGTCAGAGAATTTATCCAGTTTAGTAATTGGAATGGGTATATTTCCAAACGAAAGAGCCGCTTTTAACCAAGTTCTAAAGACAGGCTCGCAAAAATGTTGTATAATGAAGGATTGCAGCGTTTTATAGTGATCCCGCTCCTCAATCGTTCCTTGACGAATAGAAGAATAAGAAACGCCTTTCAGATCATTAGATAGGCTTGTGTAACTTACATTCAGACCTGATGCGATGCCCCGCAAAACAGCTTCCTCGAAATCAGCAAAGGCTGATGTTGGATGGGCTGGGTCTATCATCTTAAAGTCATGTCCAGAAGGTAGCTGGTAGACAGATGCTGGAGCCATATCAATCACTGGCACATCATCTTCAGTCATACTGTCACCAGCAAACTCATCACCGTCTGGCGTTGTGATAATGCCAAACTTAGCAGCAGCCGCTCTAGCCGCAATCAATTCAGCTTCACGGTATCCATGCAACATTTTAAGAGATGCAATCGCTGGAGCCATAAAAGGCTCTCCACGGGTCTGAAATGTGCGCTGCGGAATGAATAGATGCAATATTTCACTTGCTGGAATACGCTGATGCTTCCTTGAGCTTCTATTTGAGAAATTAAAACTATCGTTTGGATGGCTAGTTAGAACATAATAAGCAATAGGCTTCTGATATTTATCAACCTCAACGCCCATACGGATTTCATTGCCATTGTCTGCACGTCCGTTTTTATCATGGTCGATCAAATCAGCTTCAAGAAATTGGATATTAAATCCATCTCTAAAGTTGCCGCTCATATATTTGACAAACACTTCGCCATCTCTGGCGAGCGTTTCAGCCACAAATCTCTGACAATCCAACCAAGACATACGCCCAGTGACTTCGCAATTCCCAGCGCGACCCCATACCTTAAACGCATTTTCAAGGATTGCATTGCCAGCCGCATCTAACGCACCATCAGAATTGGTGGCTCGCACCTGAACAGTAAAACCTTTTTCACCCACAACATTGGTGCGAATAAGGTTAAGAAATCGCTTTGCGTATTCGTTATCTCTGGCGAGTTCCCTACTTCTGTTTCTCAAAATGGGTAAATCTAGCTTTAATTCGCTATCTGCTGAGAAGCTAGAGCCAACAAAATCAGCAAATAACCTGCCTTGATTTGCTCCCGCGTAACTTCTGCGCCTTCTACGCCTTATGGGTGTTACTGTAGTTGTCACCTGATTGCGCTTAAAAATATCGAATAAACCCATCAGATAAACCTCATCAATATGCTAGAAGATGTCTTGCGTCCATGCTTCAAGTCAATCTTACGCTTTTCCGCTTTAACTGCACGTCTATAATAATCCCGCCAAGTCAGCAACTCATCAGGCGTCATCTTCGTTAATGATCGTCCAGCAATTGAATAGCTAGATATATCTCCATCAGCCCTGTTTTCTAATACCGCCTCAATCTTCTGAAGCATCTTCTCTTCATGCGTTCTTGGATCAACAGAATTGACATCAAGATCAACTAAAATATCAATTTCACCTTGATCTAGCACGATCCTATTGCTGGAAGCTGTCTCTAAGACTTCTATCTGGTAATGATAATGGCCAGCCGTGTATGCTGCTGTGGTGACGCTGGTTGCAGTAAATAAATAATCATCACCCGTATTCGTAGCGGTAATCCCGAACTCTAAGTTAGCGCCCGTTGCCGACCTAGCTATAAAAGTCAATGTATGCGCGGTGTTTGGATAATCACTTGAATATTTTGTAATTTTCCATTGAACAAAATCACCAAGAACGATCTCCGCTGGAACTTCTGTCGGAGCATTCGCGGCTTGAAACAAGTTAGCCATTATTTATATCCCAGAACAAAATTGTTAGGACGCGCTAAATTACCACGCCGCTTTGGTATGTTTCGCTGTGACTGTACCACATTTTGCGCCTGTTTAGCAAGATTATCAAGGTTTAGCCCCATCAATTGAAGCGCAGCAAGCGCATATACCCTGCAATCAAGTGCCTCATTGCGTTGCCTAACCTTAACCCATTCCCTTCTTGGGCGACCCTTAAAGTAACGTGTAACCTTTTTCTCAGAGGTAAGCATTCTAAAATATTCCTCACTCCGCTCTATTGGGAAATGGCAATATCCCGCACCTTCCTCTGTAATTTTTAGCCTAGCAAATATAAGCTCTTTGGCTGTATCTGTTCCGACAGGAAAAAGATTTATCTTTCCTATATTATTCTTTGAAGGCTTGCCAATGATGGGCTTTCCTTCACCACCAATACCCTTGATGGCAAAAACCCGTTTACCTGTGCGCTTTTTAACGTAATTATAAACTTGCTGGGTGTAATGACCCCCACTATCAATACAGCTTGCCCTAATTGTCATCTCCCCACGTTTCGGATGCACAAAAGTTTGACCTAACACCTCATCAAGCAAAGCCCAAAGCTCCGCGCTTGATGGGTCGCCATATATCTCATCATACGCAATTGACCAAGTTTCTTCACCCTTGCCGACCCCAAGTATCTCATAAGCAAGGCGATCATCTTGCACGTCAACGCCAGCACATAATACTAAAACACCCTCTGGCACATTATCTTCATAATATTCCTTGCGCTGAAATAGATCATATTCATCTATGCGCTCGCCCTGTTCTTCCCATGTTTCGCCAAGATATAAGTTTACCCATGCCTTCAAACGCATTGGATCACCTTTAGCATTTATAAAATCTTGCACCCCTTGCGCCAAAGAAGTCCAAGGTGAATAAAGGGCCGATAAATGAAACCCTGCGACACTACTGCTAGGATGAGTTGCTATCCATTTTCCATTTTTCACTGCATTATATCTTTTTGCATCATCCCAAATGCTTCCACATTCAAAACAGCAATAATGTGCAGTATTTGGATCACCATTTTCCCATTTAACACTTTCCCACTTCAATACTTGCTCTGTTTTGCAATCGGGACAAGGCACATAGAAATATCTCTGGTCACTTTCGGCAAAGGCTTTTTCTATTCTGGACGCACCTTTTTCAGTCGGTGTGCTAACCATAATGATCTTGCGGTTCCAGAAAGTAGTCGATCTTTTCTTTGCCAATTCAACGGGATCGCCTTCAGTTCCAGCAGATAATGGGTATCTGGCAACCTCATCGCATAGCACTACACGGATTGGACGTGATGCTAGACCTGATGGGCTATTAGCGCCAGCGATGCTAATATGACCGCCACGGAAAACTTTATGCAGGATTGTGTTCCCGCTATCGCGTGATCGCGGATCGCCAATAATATTAGCCAGAACATCACTGTCGCGGATCATAGGCGCAAAACGCTCTTGTGACCATGACTTCGCCATTTCTAAAGTTGGCTGCACAACAAGCATAGGCGCTGCGTCCTGATGAACATGGTATCCGCAAATATTATTAATAATTTCTGTTTTACCGATTTGTGCGCTTGTCATTAAGACAACCTGCTCAATGCGAGGATCACTAATAGCATCCATCATGCCGCGCTGGTATTCTGCACGACTTGTTGACCATTTTCCAGCCTCTGCCGATGCTTCTGGTGATAATCGTCTATATTCGTCAGCCCATTCTGAAATCGTTAGATCAGGTGGTGGCGCTGCCGTTTTCAACGCTTGCATCGCCACCGTCTTCATCATCTGTGGCCCGAATAGGCGTAATGACTTCGACCCGCATTTCTGCAAGCTCTTGGAGCGCGTCATGCACTTTTTCCTTCAATACTTGTTTCGCCTCCGCAAGACTTGAAGCCGCTTGCGTATCGGCTGCTGCGTTGGTTGGTATTGCAAGCATTTTGGTACGCATATTTGCTACAACATCACACCAAGCCCTTTCAACATCCCCAGCAGGTAATAATCTTGCCGCCATTTGTTCGCGCTCCATTTCAGCCATGTCAGCCCTTGCCTTAGTCAATCGAGCGCGGTGGGTTGCATAATCATCACCGCCTTGAACATCGCCTTTAATTGCACGTTCCCGCAAATATTTTATATATGATCTGACCACAGGAACTAATTCATACCGCCCACGCTCTTTACGCGGAATGACGCCCATATTAACCAATTGGTTGACGCGCTGCGGCGTTAGATCAAGCAACTTGCACATTGTATCTAGTGGAAATGTCGATGGTGCCGCCATCTTTTAATTCCTTATATGTCTTTCCAGATTGTTGATGAATTGCATCTTTCCCAGTAAATTCTTCCCATCGCTGCACAATGACGTCACAATATTTTGGGTCTAATTCAATTCCATATCCAATCTTACCAAGTTTTTCGGCGGCGATGATGGTGGTTCCAGTCCCGCAAAAACAATCAACAACGCCACGTGATCTATTCATTAAATCACCAATAACAAATTCTGGCAAATGCACTGGGAATGTTGCCCCATGTATATGTGCATATTCGTTATTTCTTTGTGGTGATCCTTGATAAACATTGGAAAACTTACCCTGCCATGATGCGTATGGAATTGATCTTGATGCGTCATCACGATCAGAGAATAAGAATATCCATTCATATCTTGATGACATAACACCCTGCGCAATTACTGGCGCTGCGTGTCCCTTATCCCAAGTTACAATGTCAATAAGCCTTGACGAATTATCATCCATGAATTTCATCAATGGACGCTTTGAATTTGCTAATGGTTGCAAGTTAAATGCAACAACCTGACATTCAGATAATGCACAATTTAGCGATGATTGGATTAAATCCAAGTAATCAATATAACTAGCATTGTCTGAATATGTTTCATATGCTGAGCTTTTGTTTTTCAGATTAGTGTTTCCAGTTAATTTTATTGATGATCCTAGATTGTATGGTGGTGATGTAAATGCAACAATACCTTTTTCTATTCCCAACCTTTGCCAACAATCTATAGATGTCGCATCACCGCAAATAATCTTGTTCCGCCCCAACACCCAAATATCGCCCTCAACCGTCATCGGCGTTTCGGGTGCCTCTGGAACGCTATCTTCATCGGTCAAACCTTCCTCAACCGCTTCGGCTAACAATGCCGCCAACTCATCATCATCAAAGCCTGTTAAGGATAAGTCAAAATCGCCCTCTTTTAATTCGCGCAATTCTATTGCCAGCATTTCATCATCCCAGCCAGCATTTAACGCTAATTTATTGTCGGCAATGACATATGCCTTCTTTTGGGCATCCGTTAAATGTCCTAATCTAAGGCACGGCACCTCTTTCATTCCAAGACGTTGCGCCGCCATCGTTCTGCCATGCCCAGCAATGATAATGCCTTCATCATCAATCAAAACAGGATTTGTGAAGCCAAATTCCTTTATAGATGCGCAAATTTGGGCAACCTGTTCATCAGAATGCGTGCGCGAATTGCGGGCATAAGGCACCAATTTTGCCGTTTCTACATATTCAATTTGCTGCTTCACTTTGGATCACCTCTTAAATGAAAGTGCGTTTTCAAATCCTATCGCTAGAAATAAATCGGGGTCCGAATTACCCACGGTACATATACGCCCAGAAGAACCTAGATGTTGTGTCATGTCATCCCCTTGGCACTACGGATAGCGGCACGAAACTCTTGCTGGAATATTCTTGGGAATGCCCTGCGTCCATATCTCTCCATGCGCTGATAGAATTTAAATCTGGGTCGGTAGGTGGGCGTCTTTGTATGTAAATGCAATCTCTTGCGCACCTTGTTATTCGCCATGCGTTCAAAGACACCATCGCCAAACCTGATGGCAAGTGGATGTGTTGATTGTGGCACAAAGTGCTTGCCACCTTTTTGCCCTATGTCAGTGATGATCTTGCCTATAGCATTCTTTGTTATGTTGCCGCTTTTGTTTACCCGCATCTGACTTGTAGGTGTAGCATAGGAAAAGTTCTGTGCTCCCTTGCCCCTTGACCTTATTGCTGTTTCAAATGCCTTGGGTGGTCTAGACCCACCACGTTGCTGCACTGATAGATAATGCTGTTTGCTTGGTGCAGTATTGCTTGCACTTGCTGGAGCTTGATCTTTGCGCAGAATAAAAGTTCGTGGATTATTTTTCTTTGCGGGTATAATTCTAAACGCGCCTTTGGTCCATGCTGTTGGATTACTAAATATGCCACTCATGTCTCTTTGGTTTTGCTCTTGCAACGTCTTAGATGTCATCGTGAGTGACTTAGCAACTGCAAATGGAACTTGGCTCATTGCCAGATTTGCCATGCGCTTCTGGGCTGATGCTGCATTAGATTTGAACGTAAGAGATACAACCATTTCTGCATCGTAATAGAAAAAGCCCCGCCAATCAAGCGGGGCAGTTGTGAGGCTTGGAGGTCAACTCCA